CAATGCTAGGTTCTAGCTTACTGGGGGGTGTAATGACAATCTGGGGGCAGAGCATCAAAGCAAAACAGGAGGAGCAAAAAATGTTATTAGCTAGAGCAGAGACACAAATGTCTTTTGTAGAAAAAGCTAGAACATACGAAAATAAAGGCTTCCAATGGACCCGAAGAATTATTGCATTAACTGCAGTGTTCTTTATTATTGCTTGGCCCAAGTTAGTGCCAGTATTATTTGATGTGCCAGTTATTCTAACATGGACAGAATTTACAAATGGATTTTTATTCTTAATAGAAAAGAAAGAAATATTATTAGATAGAGAGTTCCTAGGGTTGGTAATTACACCACTAGATACTCACTTAATGTCTGCTATTGTTGGACTATATTTTGGTGGTAGTTTAGTTAAGAAATAATGCAAGGATTAATAAATCAAGTATTTAATTTTATTGCTCAAGAAGAGAACAAACCTCTGTATGATGCTATTAAAAAAATAAAAGAAGGAACAAAAAAATTTGAACCATCTTTATTAGCCCCCTACAGTGACCCATCAGGAAATCCAACTTATGCTTATGGAATTGAAACAAATAGATATGGTAAAAAAAATAGTATTTCTGAAATGGAAATGCAGTTTACTAAAATAATAAAAGAAGACGTTTTAAAAACTATAGAGAATATAAATGTTAATAATAATTTAAAATTAAATAATAACCAAAAAACTGCCTTAGCTTCTTTATTATATAATGTAGGAGAAACTCAATTTAAGTATAAAAAAGATAAAGAAACTGGCAAGATAACAGACGAAGAAACTGAGGCTTTTTCTGCTTTAAAAAGAGGAGACTTAGAAACATTTAAAAAAGAGGCTTTTGGAGAAGAAAGAGGTTTCATAAGTGGAGGGATTCTTACAGAAAGAAGAAAAAGAGAATTAAAATTATTTGAAACTCCAGAGCAAACTGAAGACATAGTGGTAGAGGAACTAAGAGATGTTCCTAAAGCTGACGAGAATCTAGTTGATACTAGCTATATTAAGCGATAAGCCTATTTAGTAACTCTTGAGTTGTCTTGTAAGTTTTATTTGTATGTTCTTGTAGACGTTTAATGATTGCCCTTAGAATAAAGGGTAGTGGAGTTCTTAATACTTTTTCGTTAACATGACGGCCATCCCATGCATATCGCATAGTGCCATACTTTTCTTTAAATTTTTTAATAAGCTGTGTTGTGTTAATACAGTCTTCATCCCAATAAAGTTGATTATCCTCTGCACAATACCACACTGACAAATTAAATAATTCAAAATCATTTGCTGTCTTTCTTGGCAATATCTTTCTTTTCATTTTCTTGCACCTCTGCGGCTATGGAGCCTAATATTTGATTAACTTGATTCCACGGTAATGTGGACAAAAAATTAACTATTGTTTGTATTAATTTTTGACTTATTTCGTATTTTTGCATTTTTAGTTTTCTCCTTATTTAGTTGTATGTTTCTTAACTCTTCAGTAATTATTGCAGATAAATCATCATGCAGTATTTTTAGGTAACCAAAGAAATTTGTTTTAGTGGATATCTTTATATATCCTTTATCCTTTACTTGCTTTGATTCAAAAGAATCTAAAGACATAAGTAAATCTCCTGTGAATGGGTCCTTAATTATTCTCATAGTTGTTTACATTTATTAACTCAGTTATGGGTATCAAGTAACCCCATGAAGTATTACTATCACCACCAGGCATTTTTTTAAACTTATTTTTTTTGATGATATCTTTTAATGAAAGTGTTTCAAGAGTTATATTAAAAAAAAGTCTATTCTTTTTATAAAAATTTATAGACCAATACTTTGCATTTGTTGTAAGTATACCACTGTCCTTACCTCTACTAGAATACTCACAGAAATGATTACCGCTTTTAATCCACTTATCTCTTTCTGATTTTACTTCTGTAGAATCACCCTCTACAATATCGGCAACAACTTTCTCGCCAACCTTTCCCCACTTTAAATCGTATTTAAAATCTGAGTTATGTTTCAATGTAACTTTTTCTTCCACTCGTCTAAGTAGATTATATTATCTTTATTGTTCTTACTTTCCATTTCAAGAACTTCGTATAAAGATTTTCCTAAACTATATATTAAATCGGGGTCATCTAAAGATATTTGTCTAAGTCCTAAAGCTACGATAAAGGCTAGTTCTTTTTCATCAGTGTTGGGTTTATATTTCCCATCTAATCTAC